ACTGTCTTCATACTGTGCGCCTGAGCGCGTAATGTAATAGTCCTCTGCCTTTTTCTCTCCACTTAGTATTTCTAATGCTATCTCTTTCTCCCTCTGTGAATCACAAGCATTAGTTGTGAGCTCACGGATGGTACTCGAAATTGGCATAGAGTACTGTGTTGATTGAAGAATGTCAAAGACCATTCGTTTTGCTCCCTCGTTGATCTTTTTCTCGATCCCTTTAGAGCCTTTGATTTGTGTGTCAATGGTTTTTATACTCATCTCAATTGGTTATTTAATAAATTAACATATTCTTGTTGATATTCTGATAGATAGGTTTTAGGTATAGGTAATACTTTTTGTTCAGCATAGTTTGTTGTCCAAGATATATTACCAGGAAAGAATCTATTTTTTCCTGCTATAATAATATCTAAAAACTCTCTAACATCAGTTACAGATTCATTCCACTCAGGTATTGTATAATACCAAGCTTTACGATCTTGACCATCTTCTGATGTATAGCCATTACCTTCCCATCCCCAAAATATGGCAAAAGAAAAGCCGTTGTATTGAACAACGGCTATAATGTCTCCTTTTTGAAGAGCATTCACTTTTTCTTGTCTTGTCATAATTGTTGTACTAATTCTAAAACTTCCATACATTGTGCCTTATTTCTAGGCATGAATAGAACGTACGTCAGGCTATTCTCTTTCAGATGTCTTTTAAACAACTTCCATCTCAAAGGGAATGACTCGTTAGCGTATCCTTTTGTCTCAATAATCCACTTACCGTTAGGATCAACAAAGTCAGGCGTGTAAGTAATAGGTCGTATCTTACTACCTTTATTACACAGCTTAGCTTTTGTTCCTTCATAACATGCTTGTGGGTATACCATTCCAGGGAATACAGTAAATGTATGTTTTTCGTAATCAACTTTAATACCTTCATCATCAAGAGCTTTATACATATGCTTCTCTAGAAGGGATTGGAATTGAATTCCTTTGTATACATTTTTCTTAGCGCCTTTTACTTTACCTTTTGGTTTTCTTTTATAAGCCATTTTCTACAACATTAGTTTGGAAATTCCCTTCATACCCTCTGTCTTTACTCCATATATGGACCTGACCTACACGTTTAGTGCCAACATAAGCTTTATTCTTATGCCATTCGTCATTACCACATATAGATGGAATAAACCTGACTTTAGTTCCCATAAACTCATTTAACATTTCCTTGTGGTAATGTCCTAAATGAGCTTCTCGAAACGTAGTCTCGCTCCACATGACTGGTTGCTCCGTAGCCATAAGTAAAGGGATTTTATCCGATTTAACCTTATCGCCATGGAAATGCAATATCATGTTTGTTCCATACTGATAGTATTTACGTTCATTCAAACTATTATCTATTGTAATGTTTGGATTATTTGAAAACCTTGCAGCTAGTAAATCACCAACATAGAACATACGTTCATAGTCATGATTACCTTGTACTACAATTACATCTACTGGTGCTATATTCGAAAGATACATAATAGCATGTTGCATTAATTGCCAATAACCACGGAAAGACTCTCGCCACCCCATGTAATCATCTTGCGGCGTACCTGCTGTAGTGCTCTTACGTAATCCTTCTGAATTCATACCGTCGTTCCCAATTGGAAGAAGTATCCTGTCAACATTAAACCCTGAAGTTCTAGATATTAATCTCTCTAGTACTTTTAAATAATCATCTACTAACTTTTTAGGTCCTTCTCCTGTAATCTTACCATAATGTATATCTGGTAAAGATATTTCTAACATTACTGGATCTGTGAGCTGATTATCATACTTAATTGGCTCAAACTTAGGTGCATCTTCTCTAATAAGCTCTATGAATTCTTGTTTCATATTCTTAAATTGATGCCACTGATTCTGAGTTACAACAGAGTATCTTTGCTCTCCATTAGCTGACTGCCAAAACTTTACAGATTTTACATCTGACATAGTTAAGCCATTGTCCGCTAAATGTTCATGAAATTGTGGGCTATGCACATTGTCATTAGAATAAATGCCTAGTGCTTCTCGACGCGCTTCATGCGCTAGTGTTTCTGGTATTTCGAATTTCTTTGCTAACCAGGCTGATCCTTTTTTCAAATAGCCTGTACGTTCTTTTAAAAATTCAACTATCTCCTCTTTGTTCATTAATTATCTGCTTTAATAGACCTATGCTTGTATTTTTAACCAGGTCAGATGGATCTTTCGATTCATACTTACTAGGAATACATACATTTATTAGGCCATATTTATCACAGATTTTATTTCCCATCATCTGTCCTGGATTGGTTGCTTTATCATAATCATTATCATAAAGTACCAAGATTTTCTCAAATCTTTCCTTAAGACTCTCTATCACTTTCTCTGCTGGTATTTGCATCTCGCTTTGCATAGCAATTGCGGGATACCCTGCAGAGTATAGAGTCATGATGTCTTTTAACGAAGATGTTAGAATAACTATATTGCCTTTATCAGGCAATTGCTTCCAACCTTGAGTGTCTACTGCTTTAACATTGCTTGTCCATTTGCGCTCTGTTTCTTCTGGTGCGTAGATTTTAAATCTTTGACCAAACTTATATGCGTAAGTGATTGTTTTACAGCTGAATCTATGTTCGTTGACCCAATAATAATCTATAGGTTCGACGCCAAATTTAACTAAAATATCTTTACTTATATAATATTTGGACCAAAACTTTGCATCCTCCTTATTCCACTTACGACGTTTCTTACGTATAAGAGTAAGTTTTTCTACGAGATCAGGCTGTTTTCGTTTAACACCCTGAGCTCCCATAGAAAATAATCCGTCGTCTTTAGTATAAGAAAGACCTAAAGCAAAATCTCTGTCTACCATACGTAGCGCAGTAATCCAGTCGCATGTGTATGCGGCCTGAATATATCTGAAGCAGTTAAAAGTATGCTCTGGATGACCGTGATCCTTGTACAACAAGGCGTTCTTCCATACATATATAGCAGCGGTTGGAGTATTGTCTTCACGTAACTCACTACAGAACTTTTTGTTAAGTTCTTTAAACCCTCTGATATAATACCTGAAAATGTCATACTCAGTAATTTTACTAAGTATGACATCTGTATGCAGGTAATCATCACTACTCCGTGACGCAATCATTAAAACGGTGACTCGTCGTCTGTACTGTTTGCAGGCTTATCAGGCATAGTCCAATCTTCATCTTCTTTAGAGTCAGGAGTAACCAAGTTAATGGTTGGATTATGCGTACCCCATGCTAAGTCAGCATTAAAGTCAGCGTTAAATGATCCATAGTCGTCGTTTAAGTTACGAACAAAGAAATCATCACGTTGTGGTTTAACACGACCAAAGTGCTTAGTATATACAGTTTGGTACTTGTCATCTTTAACACCTACCAATACACGTACTTGGTTGTCTTTCAACACAGTAACAAGAGCTTTAATCTCTGATACGTCACCGTTAGAGATCTTTTTGCCTGTTTCAAAGCTTACGTCATCGCCGTTGGCTACGTTAGCCCACGCTTTAACAAAGTTGATAAGAGTTTCTTCACCAACAAAAGCATGTCTCTCACCGGTAGCTTTCCACCAGTCAAATGTAGGTTTCCCTTCTGACCATGTAGTTTGACCAATAGCATTAATGTACTGGTTCTTACCATTTTGAGATACACGAGCTTTTGGTTGTACCAATACCTCTAGTTTAACTTTAGTATCCTCATTACCTAACCAAAATACAACTTTGTTATATTCTTGGTCACTGAATGATACTTCATAGTTTGGCTCACTCTTAACTTTAATGTCAAGAGCGTGTAATTCAGCCATTGTAGGATTAACAGCTATAACGTTTACGTTAGTTAATCCTGAGTAGAGCTTCATACCTGAACCTACTACTTCTTGCGTACTTGCGTTTGATTTAATTGCCATAATTAAAATTCGTCTTCTTCGTTATTAAATTCATTTAATTGATCTTGAGCATCCATTTGTTGACGTCCTTGGATTTCTTCTTCCCAAGCTTGCCCATTCATTTGCTCTTTTTGTTCATCGGTATACACATCTGTATCACCAATAGCATCTTTAGTTCTTAAATCTGCTTGCTCGTGAAAATCTTGTGCAATATTATTATCTGGACCCATAACATCATCAATTACATCTTGCACAGTTACTTGTGCTGGATCTGTAATATTTGATGAGTCATCAATAAAATTGAAAGATAGTTTACGCTTTTTCTTAACCTTTTTACCTTTAAGTACAGGATGTTTAAACATTTCAGCAACTTCCCAGGTTTCTAGGCTGTACTTAGTTTGGATTCCTTTACGGTCAATCCCATTCTCTAGATCTTCTATGATCATAGTAGTCGTGATGTTCTGCGGAGTCGGTTGTGACTCAACGCTTTGATCTGTGGTTTGATTGGTTTCAATCATTGTGTTAAATTTTTAACAGTTAATCTATAAAAATATCTGACCATTCCATGGGCATGGTCCTACCCTTTAAGTGCTCGCATCGACTGCCGGCTACTACATCTCCTAAAGAATCAAATGATACCATAGTAACATCATCTTCTCTATAGATATAGCCTACTGCGTCAGCGTTTGCGCATGTAATTTGCTTAATCTTACCTGTAAGGTCGAGGTCTTTCACAGCCACTTCCTTACCTTTCTTCTCAAGCATCTTGTCTTTCAAGTGACCAACAAGGATCACGTGATCGGCAAGCGTGTTTAATCTATCTATCCATTTCTTGTATGCCATTCTAAGATACAGGTAACCTGCACCGTTAGGCAATGAAAGAATAGACATACCTGGATTCTTTTGTTCAAAGTTTTTACCCATTGGAGTTTTCAGGTAAATCTGTTTACCTTCTTCTTCACACCATTCTTCTAATTTAGAGATAGTATCGATAGCTACATACTTGTAAGGTTTCCCTTCTGTATATATCTCTTTACCTACCTCTCCCAGTTCTTTTAGACTATTTACTTGTACTTTTAATGCATCTAACATATCAGAGCCCTGTTCTAAGTCTATAATAAGACAGTCATCTAGTTGTGATAACACTGTAGTCTTACCTATCTTAGGAGCACCATAAATAATCATGTTCTTTGGTGATTTTCTACTCGCTTTTACTTTCTTCTTAGGTAGTTTACTCATGCCTTATTCTTTTTTTTAGTGCGGTAAGACTTACTTTTATGCGGTGCTTCAACTTTAGTAGCCTTTGCACGACTTGCAGGCTTTTTCTTCTTTTTTGGCTTTCGCATAGAATCTTCGATATGATCCCTGTGTTTTTTTTCATAAGCTTCTGGGTTAAATGGTGATTTTAACGTGTGATAAAGTATGAAGCTAAATACAGCTCCTACTACTATAACTGGAATCCATTCCATAATATATAATTTAAAATAAAGTAATCAGGGGAAGACCGCATAGACGACCAAGTTTATAACCCCCTCCCCCTCAATTACAGCAAAAGTATGCAGCACTCACGTAGCTTGCTCACGTATTTTAAACAGGTGCGCTAGATGTCTTAGTAGGGAATACCCATACCTGTTACAGCCTGTGGTCTTA